GTAGCAGGTGAGGAACGCTACAAAGACAAGCCGAATAAAAACATGGCATCACATCCCATGGACGCTTTAGGTTATGGATGCCTTGAAATAGCAAGTGACAGAATTACAGCCGATAAAATGGGATCACAAGTTCATATCGATATGTATAACCCAGTGATGAGGATATTTTAAATTAAAACAATTGAGTTGCATCTGTTCAATGAACGTCATATAGATCTCGATACAGGAAGGTTTATCACAGATAAAATAGGTACTTTAAACACTATGATGTCATGGTTTGATATGGTTGAAAGTGGGCATTAAACATCTTATGAAGACACTATTTTAATTCATATTAGGCAAAAATCGCGCGAACAAAATAAGAAAAACAAAGAATTATACGCTTTAAAAGCACAAGAAAGACAAAACAATATAGAACTGGAAAAGAAGCAAAAAAAGTTGGAAGCTTATAACTTGTATTTAGTGAAACGTGAAGAAGAATTGGAAGAAAAAAAGAAAATGGCATCCAATGGTTTGATTTACTTAGGAGGAGCTAATCATGGGCAACGGATTATTACAAGCAGATGGAAATATAAACAAAGGTGAAGAATGAACTACTTAAAGTTGGATATGCAATGAATGTTAGTTTAACCGCTCATGTCGAAAAAATAGAACTTTCATAATGATTAAATGCAAATATTGCAGTCGATTTGTAAAACAACTAAACAATAAAGACAGATGTACTGAATGTGAGAAACAATTTAATATGGTTGTTGCTGCTATGACAAGACGACATGGCGAAAATATACTTAAACTTGTAGGTAAAACTTAGGGAGCACAACATGGCTGGTCAATCAGAAATTACTTTAATTCTCAATTTCACAGGTGAAGTAAACAACGTAGTGCCACGTATTGGACGTTTGCATTGCCCAACAAGCACGCTTTCGCAAATATCGGCTGCTGGATTTTTAGATAACTATTTAAAAACTCAGAGCACAGACTTATTAGCCACGGATTTTATTGCTGCTGTTGGTTCAAATGGTCATCAATGGTATAAGCCAGTATTTACTAATGGTTCTTGCCAGTTAACAGTTAACCCATAAAAAAAAGGAGTAGTACCTATGTTATTTTTGGAAGCATTAGCACAATTAAAGTTAGGAAAATCTATGAGTCGCTCTATTTGGACTTTAGAAAGTGGTTATTTAAAGCTAATGGATGGAATGGATTTTGTCTGGAAGATTGTTTTATTACCGAATCCAAATGCAGGAAACTATATTTTTTCATTAGAAGATTTACTTGCTGATGACTGGCAAGAATTCCATGCGCCACAAAAGCCTGTTGAGGTAGTTCCTGAAATAGAAGAAGCATAGTTAAAAGGCGACTTTAACATAGGATTGTTGAGGTCGCTGTTCAAAGACGAATTGTAATTAACCCAAGGATTAGGGGCAGAGCATGGAAACTATTGCTGATGAAATAGCAACCGAAGATATCGATCAAATGAATGAAGAGCTTCTCGAGCAACTAGAAGAGGCTGGCATTGATGAGGCTGAAGTATTAAAAAAAGCCCGTGAAGACATGGTTCTTTGGGATGGTTACAATGGCGAGAACTCGGTTCGTGGTAAAGATGACATGAACTTTGTACTTCGCGATCAATGGTCTGCTGTTGAGCGTTCAGAATTTAGTAGGTTATTTAAACCTGCCATGACATTTAATAAGCTCTACGATACAACTAAAAAAGTGGTTGGAGAGCAACGCAAGAACAAGCCAGATTTGATGGTTCGATCATTAACAGGAAAAGCAGATCAGAAACAAATCGATTTACGCGCTGATTTAGTGCGAACAATCTCATATCAATCACAAAATGACCTAGTGTACCAGACGGCTTTTAAACAGGCTCTAATGATGGGCTATGGAGCTTTTGAGGTATGTCTTGAGTATGAGAATTACAAATCTTTTCACCAAATGGCACATTTTGAAATAATTCCTGATGTAAGTCGTACCTCATTTGATCCAACAGCATTGAAACCTCATAAGGGTGACGGTAACTTTTGTGCTCGCCAATACGTGTACACAAAAGAAGAATTTTACGCAACCTATCCAAATATTATGAATGCAGTATCTTATTCCGACCCACGTTCATTACTAGATTTTCAGTGGGAAACCAGAGATACAATAGTTGTTTGTAAATACAGCCGCAAAGAATGGTTTCCTATTAAAGTATTGCAATTGACGGATGGAACAACCGTTACCATCGATGAATGGGAAGAGATGCAGAAATCATTTGAACTACAACGTCAACTGGCCGAAGGGTCACAAGTTGTAGGAGATATGATTTTAAAAGGCATTCCAGAGGTTCACATGGAGCGAATGAGTAAAAACTATAAGATTCGCCAATACCTATTAACACAAAATCAAATCATTAAGTTCAATGATTGGCCTTCCAAATACTTGCCAATTATTTATGTCGATGGTGATTCAAACTATATTGATGGGCAACAATATACGCGTTCTTTCATTCATGAAGCTAAAGACGCGCAGAAGTTCGTAAACTATGTGGGTTCAGAGGTTGCAGCAGAAATTAAAAACCGTAGACGTGAACAATGGATGGGAACACCTGATAATATTCAGGGGAATGAGCAAATGTGGCGCAATCCTGAATTACAAAACGGAATATTAATAGCGAAACCTGATCCAAAAACTGGAAACATGCCAACCAAACTTCCACCTTGGGAGATGTCACAGTCACTATTAACTCAATATCAACGAGGTTGTCAGGATATCCGCGAGATTCTAGGGTTTTCTGAAAACGAAGCGCTTCAAGGTAGAGACATGTCAGGCAAGGCACGACGTGAGAGGAAGCTTGAAGGAAGTATGTCTGCTTATGTTTATTTCGATAACTTAAATCAAGCAATAGAACAAGGTGGTCGTGTGATTTTAGATCTCCTTCCTGTCATTGTTGGTGAACACGAACGTCACATGGTCATATCAAAATCAGATGGTAAGAGCGATTCAATCACATTAAACAAAGTTACTGGAACAAATGATGATGGAAGTTACAACCGAGAAAACACGTTAGAAGGTGGAGATTATGACGTTGAAATTGATACTGGACCAAGTTTTGCAGTTCAAAAAGAAGTTGCATTGGAGTTCTTTCAACAAACCTTACAAGCTAATCCACAAACCTTCCCACTTATTGCTGATTTATGGGCTAAGAATTTGGACGTTCAGTTTATGCCACAAATTGCTGAACGATTTAAAACTTTGGTTCCTCCTCAAATCATTGCTAAAGAAGAAGGAAAACAACTACCTCCTCAACCACCATCACCTCAAGAGCAAATGGCTAAACAACAAATGATGCAACAACAGCAACAAATGAAGATGATTGAGCAAAAAATGCATCTTGAAGAACAGTCATTAATGGAAAGAGCCGAAGAGTTGAAGATTCGCAAAGAGAAACACAAACTCGATCAGGCTGAAATGATACTCAAAGCCCAAGAAATGAGTTCTAAAATGGGTCTTGAACAACAGAAGATTAAAATTGACCACGGTAAATTATTATTAAATGCGGATAAAATTGAAAAAGACTTTTCACAAAAGATTGCAAGCGTGTTATCAGACATACATAAACATCATAATCCCCATGAAAAAAGCTCATAAGTCGTACATATGGGGTGGTAATTAGTTTCGAAGGGCATATAATTTAAATAAGCGCGGAAAGGATTTCCGCAGGGTCTCAGACCAACCGTATGGTCTAGGGCAACAAGAATGTTGTCGTAATGGAGAATGAAACTCATGGACGAAGATCAGAATGCTTTAGCTGAAACCTTAAGCGGTAATGATGAAGAAGTTGAGAATGGCGGATTTGGCCCCGGTGATGAAGAGGAACAAGGTTCCGATACCATCGAACAAGGAATGCTGGACACGGATGAACCCTATAGCATTAAAAAGCGATTAGGGATGCAAGCCAAGAAACACGCCAGAGAAATGCGGCAAGTAAATGAACGAATAGCTCATTTGCAAGCACAATTTGGT